TAATCCAATTACTATACTATCTTTGTTAGTTGAATACAAGTTTTTAATCATTTCCCATTTTTCTAACATTTCCATCTCCTTCTAGCCTGACAAATTCTTTTGTTTGGCGTTTTTTTACAATTAATATTGTGCATCTTAGCTTGTCCTGCACTTCTAGCGCAAAATGACTTTCTACGTTTAGCCGCTTTGCTACCTTTTTTAACTTTACCTGTTACTGCTGTTTTTAACTTTGAACCAGGGTTCATTCGTCTGTAAGCTTTTACACCTGCAGCAGTCATACCCGCCCCTGATTTGGTTGGTCTAAAATTTTTTTTATTACGCTTAGGCATTCCGCCCTTAGCTAAACCAAACAAATCAAGGTCTTCGTAATAACTATCCATTGTCAGTATCAGCAGTCACTGGTGTAACAAAAACAGTAACAGATGTAACATTTGATATTGTTAAATGCATGTCTGTTTTAAACACAATACCATCCAAAGGTATATCTACTTGATATTGATCTGCCGCACTACTAGCTGGAGTTGTAATCACAAGTTTTTGTGTACCACTTGCCCCGCCATCTTTGAACGTTAGAGTTCCTGCACTTGCATGACCAACATAGTAAATAGACAATAATCTAGTTCTGCCAGACTGAATTGTGCCTGTTGATGTTAAAGTTTTTGCACCTACATCAGAGTTCATAATTTACTCCTATCTATCAGATGCAGCAAACATATAATCAATTGATGTAACTTTAGTGCCAGTAGCATTACCTGATAAAGACATTGCCGCTATTGTTAAAATTTCATCACTTGGAATATTATCTGTATGTGTTGCAACTAATTTTCTATTTACAAAAAAATCAACTTTACCCGTGCTTTGACAACGAATGCTTAATGTAACATCAGTATCGTTTTCCATGTCAATACCTGAATCTGTTGATGTTTCTGTACCATCTTTTTCTGTTTTACATAGAATTGATGCATCTCCATCATCTTTTTGAAAAACAATACGATCAGTTGCAGCTAACATGTTTTCTGGATTTGTTGCAAAATTAATTGTAAAACCAAAACATAAATCAGTGTCAGTTACATCAGATGTTCTAACTTTAGTTTCAAACCAAAGATCTTTGTTTGCTTGTACTTGAAAGATTTCATTTTTTTGAATAGAAGCACCATCATTATCTGTAGTTGCTGTTGAGTTAAGATTAACTAAACCATTCAGTTGATCTGCTGCAATCGCTACAGATGCACCTGAATCTTTTACGACAGTCCATCTGTGACCTGTATTAGAATCAAATCCAATTCTATCAAAGTCATCAAAATAAACTACATAATCTGGGTTTTTATCAATTGGTAAATTCTCAAACCACTTCTTTTCATTGTTTTTACCTGCAAAAAGAATTGGCCCTGTAAAATGTACTCCTGCCATTTTTTCTCCTAGTTGAAAAGATATAGTCCTCTAGGGTGTCTGCCAAGTCAGTCTATATCTAGTTTATATTATCTTGGTGTCTATATTATACAAAAAAAAAGGGGACTCGTAAGTCCCCTTCTTTAGTTTTATGTTAAAAGATTTAAGCGGCTCCTGGTGAACCAAAGATACCTCTAGGATCTGAGAATCCAAAAGAATATCTTTCTCTTGCTTTAAATCTTACATTACCTGTATCAAAGTCACCTTCGATCGCAGTTTTAATTGGACTTCTAACGAACATTTTCATGCCATTAGGAGCATCTGTCATGATGAAGAAAGCATCAGTATCTGTTAAATAATGATTAACTCTATAACCCTGTGGGATCATGCCCATAGAAGCCAAAGCGTTGATATCATTATCAGCAGTACCTACTCTTTGCGGTGATTTAAGAATTCTATCCGCAGTAAACTGAAGTTCTTTTGGAATAATCAGTTTCACACCTTGCATAGCAATCTTTAATCCTCTTTCATCAACAAATGCAGCAATGTCAATTAGTGACTGCTCTAGTGATGTTTCAGATAGGTCAGCAGCAGTTGATAATTCATTTCTGAATGTACCACCAGTTGCAAGTGGGTGATCAGTCGCACAAAGCTCCTTACCATCTCCACCAGCAAAGCTAGAATTAAATGCATTATTTAATACATTTGCTGCTTTTACTTGTTTAGTATTAGCCATGGAACGTGCCAAGGCTCTTGTATAACGAGCAGCTAATCTATCGTATAGATTATCTTCAATCGCTTCTTCAGTGATAGCGAATGCCATTGCAATAGTTTCGTGAGTGTACCTTGCAGTAAAAGATTCAGTTGCTTGGTCAAAAGTAACCGCACTACCTTCAGTTTTTACTGGTGCACTACCAAAACCTGTTAGCATCACTTCTTCTTCAAAAGCTCTGTCTGATGCTTCTGATACATAGATTTCAGCATGTTCGTTTTCGTATCTATTATATTCTAAGCCAAAGAGAGCATTTAAACCAGGCTCTAGCTCTTTGACCAATTGTGATCTTGAAATAGCCATATTTTATCTCCCTTATACCCCTGTATCCGCAGCCGAAGCTGGTGGATTCAGAAAGTGATTTTGAATTCTTACCACAACATTTGTGTTTGCTGTAGTAGTGTCTTCATTGTTAACATCTTGGCTTATATCTACTGCCTGCAATGGAATTGCATTCGTAGAATCCGCAGTGCTGGTATCTAGTTGCACTTTGGATATGCCCGTTGCTGTGTTCCCAGTTACGTTAGTGGTTTTGTAGCCAATAAACAGACCTGCTCTTGTCATAGCTTCGTCTGAATCGACTAAAAATAACGTATTAGGATCATCGATTACATTAGCAACAATATCACTAGCATTAATACTACCAGGATAAAAGTTACTAAATGTTGGTTTCTTCGTAGTTGGATCAGTATAAAATACACCATTAAAAACACCAATTGGTTTCACAGCTCCACTACTAGCAGTTACGTCATATCGTTCGATATTTCCTGCTGCTACTGGAACTACCAAGTCACCTTGAAATATAGCTGTTCCATAATTGGCTGCAATAGTATACCTATTCTGAGCGTTATTCCACGGAGCACCATTTAGCGATTTATAAGGTCTTAGACCAAACTTTTCACTTTGATTTGCCATAAAATATCTCCTTTAAAGGCATTAATATTACAGCGATGGCTTTTATCAAAAAATTATGATTTACGACCACCACCAAAAGTTACACGAGATTGTCTATTAACATTAATAGGCATCTCTGGTCGTTGCTCCCTTAGAATATCTTGATCCACGGCTTTTACTTGATCTGCAGTAACTTGTTGAAAATACTGCTTGCGTGACTCAACAATTTCTTGAGGTATCCTTGCCAACACAAGGCCGCCAACCCCGATTAACCCCTGATATTGACCAGATTGAATTACTGGATAATCGTGATCGCCAAGTTCATTTTTTATTTCCTCAGCTCTTACAAATTCCCAGCCTTCCCTAAGTTTTTTTGAAACATTACCTGTATCTTCTTGTCCCATAAACTCAGTTCTAATCCACCTGTGCACTGTACCTTTTGGTGCAGGGGGTGCATCCAGACTTGATGGAGGAGTCCAAGGTTTATTCCTTAATGGCTTATTCTCTTGAGACCCGCGTGAGGTTCTTTCTATTTTTTCATTCATTTTATTGCTCCTTCACGTGTTTTGCGTATTCTTCTAGTGGCACTCCTAATTTTTTGGCAATAGCCACCTGTGAACGAGTGAGTTTCACAGTCTTGCGTCCTTCCTGTTTACGCCCCGCAGAGGCAACAGTTTGAACGGGTTGTTTTTCTTTCACAAACTTTTGGGGAAAATAATCCCTCATCTTTGTGTCTATCTCATTGTAATACTCATCTGATTCTGAGTCAAACCCTTGCTCTACTAAATCCTGATGAATACCAAATGCAGCATTAGTCATGACCTTATCTTTACCAAACCATTCATTTTCTTTAGCCCATTCTTGTGCTTTAGGACTTGCAGGATCTGGTTGACTAACAGGTTGTTGTGCTTGTTGAACTGGTTCTTCTTTTTTTTCTGTTTCTTTTGTTTTTTGTTCCTCTTTTTGTGCACTGTGTATTTTAGCTTTTTCTTTTTCTACGGCTAATTGTGTAAGCTTATCGTTTGCCTCCATAATTTTATCAGTATCATTATTGTCAATAGCTGATTTTAAAGCACTTTTTACTTGTTCGCGTTGTGCATCAACACGAGCTTCAAACTCTTTAAAATAGCTATCATCAATGCTATTTACTTTTTTTTCAGCCGTGTCGTATTTTTTTTGTAAACCCTTTGCATAATCAAGAGCCGCTTTTTCTCTTCGTTCAGCTTCTCTCATTTTTCGTGTGAGCTGATCAATTCTTTTTTGCACGTTGTCTGAGACTTGTTGCAAGTTGTCTTGTGTCTTTTCTTCTGTCGTTTCTTTTTGTTCTGTTTCTTTAGATATTTCTGATTTTGTATCCTTTTTTATTGGATCAGTGTATCCTAAATCAACATCAACCTTTTCAGGTTTTTCCTCAGCAGGTTTCGCGTCTACGGTAACATCCTCTTCCTTTACGTCATCAATATCAAGTTCAACTTTATTGTCTTCTTGCATAATTACTCCTTAGAATAATGCGAGGATATCCTCGGGTT